TCACTCTTGTTGAATCGTATATGTTACTTTCATTGTCTTATCTGCCGTCTTTGTAACTGGCTTGTCCAGGTTACTGATTGTTGCCAAATAGTTTTTCAGATAAGTGGTATATATTCTTCCATAGTCATTTACAGTCATTTTGTTTATTTTATTATTGATTATATTCGGACGTGCACTATCATATTGCTTTAACTTTGACAATTTCATGCTTTTTGTTATACAATCAAATATAGCAATACGATTATTATTCGTCACATAGATTTTTCCGTTGCTATTTGCTATTTTGTTTAGGTATGTATAATCCATTTTTGTTTCATATTCATGCACATCTGTCGGATTTTTGGTATTGATCTCGTACAGTTTTTTGTTACCGTCACTTATGTATATATATTCATTATATGCATCTATTCCACCATCATTATACCAATTTGTCTGTGTGTTATTAGTTATATCAATCCGCTGCATTGTCATGTCCGTTATATCTAGTTTAAAGACTTGTAATGTTTCATTCTTATACGTTACACCTGCGTTTATGAAATAAATATATCTCCCATCGTTACATGTTCTTTTCAAAGTTGACAATCCGTCAATCTCCAGATCGATTTGTTCATAGCTAACTTTATTTATGTCTTGCGTTTTATTTTTTTTTATATTAAACGGACTAAATGTTGATATCTCTGATGCATATTTATATACCTTAAACTTGTTAGCACTTAAACTTCCACCATAGATATACTGAGAGTCTATATAGAAAGGGGTTATTCCATCTATCGGTTCTCTTACATTGCACAGACTGTAACTTCCATCTATACATATGTTAACATTTGTAGGCTTACTTATACCAGCATCTCCAAATCCACAGTTTCCCATGTCTCTATGTGTTAACGCCGCAGCCGCAATCACACCATTTCCCTGATTGGTTGTCCAATCATATACATATGTCATTTTCTTGCTCGGCCAGTCTGCTACGCTTTCTTTTTGATTGTAGCTTCCCTGCGTCAATGCCTCATCAGCATTTGCTACATTAAATGCACCACAAGCCGTAGCCTCTATTCCGCCCGGCAATGTTACAGCATCATCAGGTATTTCTTTGTCTGTCAAGACTATACCTCCGAACGCAACCTCTGTTGTTGGACATAATTCGTCCATTACTTGTCCAATGTTTAGATAATATCCATTATTGCTGAACATTTTCTCTAATGCAGCTGTCATATGATTGTCATGCTCAATCACCTCAGTCTCTCTGCATCCCCGAAGCTCAAGGCGCACATGCCCGTGAAACTTCGGTACCTGTATCTTATTGATGTACACGTTTTTTAAAATCGATTCCATATTACTTATCCTCCTCATTCTTAAATGTATATTGGAACTGCGTCAGATTGTCCGTCATATCTGATACTATAAAAGCAATCGTTAAAATCTTTGATGGTCCAAGCTTATCATATGTCTCCAACAGGCTTCCTTCCAACGCTGCTTCCAGTGTTTCTTCCTCTGTCCACGCCATACCCGCATCATAGGATAGCTTAACATTTATACCTTCATGGATTGCTGTTGCTCCGGTAATTCCATAGATACTTACATCCGACATATCACATGCTGCCTGTATTACCTGTGGATGCGGTTTTGCTGTGATTGTAAGTATCGTATCGGTTATCGTATCCGCATCCGTCCATTTGTAGATTGTCGGTGAATCTAATTGCAAAATATAGTCCGATGCTGGTGCTATATCTAATCCATGTGTCTCGAAATCTGCTGCCTGCAAGGTATCACCCGAAAGAGTTATTTCTGTTATAACTTCAGCTTGAATTGTATAGTACTTTTCCGCAGACCGGAGCAGGTATCGAACGATGACTTCATCTGTTGTCGCTGCATTATTTTCGGTTTCTCTTTCTGTATCTGCATTTCCGATTGTCACCGTTTCTATGGATTCAAATTCTGTCGAATCCAAAGCCACAACATTCATCATGCCACGGTCTATGCTTTCATTCGTCGATTTGTTAACGAACGTACCAGCAAGCCGGAATACCCCATCTTCTACAACTACATATCTGGATGAATATGTACACTCGCTTTCTGCTGTAAATGTCCAGCTCACGATACCCCAGCTGAAATCTGTTGCATCAAGCAGATTGCCAACTGTCACCGTATCTTGCAGTTTAACTATTTGAAGCTGTTCCTCCACCACATTCCGCTCCACATCAATCATTCCTGCAATAACTGTACATGTCAGAGCCTTTGATACTTCTATTGCATCCTTCAAGACAATCTGTGTCAGCTTCTCTTCCAATGTGATAAATCCATCCCATTCGACTGTACCAACCAATCCTTGTCCATAGATAACCGCACGTATTGCTCCTTGCGCTATCCCTATGCTGCCGCCAGTGATATTCAACTTGACAAGCCATCTGTTGATTGAGTTTGCATCGATTGTCAACATGTACATCAAGCTCAATATATGCTTTCCGTTTTTCCACGTTTCCGTCGGATTGTATCCAACTATGGTTAACTCATTTAATGTGTATTCGATTGTACCAATCACATCCTCCGATGTTGCTGTCGCATCAAGTAGGATTTCTGCTTGAAAGAGCACCCCAATTGATACGGACGATGTAAACCGGATATCGATTATGGACTTGGACTCGCCATCTCCGATCTGTATCGCACTCGCATTCTCATAATTAAAAAAAAGAATATCCGAAGATGATACCGAGCTACGCAACCCTTCCAGATTCTTATCCGTCTTGCTCTTCGCTGTCGCAAGCGCCGGATCTGAACCAAAGCCGGTTATCTTATACCCGCCATTAAACGTATAATCATACATCATCACACAGCCAAGCTTCCCCGGTGCAATACCATCCGTACACCGGATGATATCTCCAAGGTCATACATGGCACCGCACAGGCAGCTTGTCTCAAACGGCACATAGTCAATCTGCAAAAGTGCTGTCAATACCGCGCGCCGTATCTGCTCTTTGTAGCTGTCTACACCATATTGCAGGAATGGGTTGGAGCCAAGATTGTATGTCAGATAATTGTCCGGATCCGAACCGTAATAGCTTGTAGTATCGTCTGCCATATTCACGCACGACAGTCCGGAATAACGCGTATCAAACTTACTGAATTTCGATCCAGTAAACCGGTCATGATTCGTAAGCGTATCAACAACCGTCTGTTCATATTTCCGAAGCACAAGCTTTCCCTGTCTGTCCATCGTCGCAAAGGTACCCGTTGCCTGTGCCACCCAGAAGATAAAGTCCTGCCATGTTTCAATATCATTTTCCGTATAGAGCGACAGGCTCTCTGTTCCGTTCGGAAGTGCATCCACCTCCGCCTGCGTCATGCCAAGCTCCGCCTCACAGGTTGTACATGCTAACGTAAGCAGCTCATATGGTGTTCCAATCGTGATATCAACGCTACAAGACCGATTGAAGTGAGCCATGTTGTCATATGCTGTGATATCAATTCCATATTCCGTGTCGTTCGCTTCTGATACTGTATATATGCCAAGTGGTACATCTTCCCACTTGTCGCCAATCAGTAGTCCCTCTGATACAACGATTTGTGCATTCGTCCAATCCGGCACCTGCAGATCCGGCTTGACTGTGCACTTCAACTCTCCTATGTACACACTGCCAATCTTGACGTCATTTTGTTCGCTGCACTGATTCGTGATCGTGAAGGAACCGCTCAATATATCATGATTGGTAAATGCTATCTTGTTCACTGTACCTGTCAGGCGAAATGTCTGTACTTTTTCTTTTGTCTGTTTCAGATATGCATCTGATACCTGATACATGCAACCGCCTCCTCAACATCCTATAATTCCTCTGCACTAAAGGATACTGTCCAATACCCCTGTGTGCCTTCGCTGTGTTCCGAATTCTTCTCCAGATCGCAATCGATACTTTCAATCCGCACCGTGTATTCTGATTCATCAATCTGCAGTTTTACCGACTGCAGCTTTGCATATCCAAGCAGCTTGTTCTTCCATTTCGAAGATACCTGGAATTTCAACGAGCCGGAATACTTCCCGGCTCGCACGTCAATTGCAAGATCATCCCCTGCTTCTGACTGAAATGTATTTGATACTTTGCTGAAGCTCTCTGAATAATCGATTGGATTTGGTACACGTTCGCCATTGATTTTTACATATTTGTTCAGCATTATCTTCCTCCTGATCTGTAATTATTGATCTGGTTCGCACGTACAATGATGTCATTTAATTTTGACTGGCCGATATATACCGGGATCACAATATCTCCTGCTGCCATTGCCGTCTGATTGCCGGCAAGTGCACTCTTCATCTCACGTGCCACGGCCGCAATCCATTTTTCGTTCTGATCGAGCGGTACAACCGCCTCGGCGCCATTACCTTCGAGCAATCCGACCTGTCCCTTTGCAAGCACACCGCCTCGCTCCAATTGCGGTACTCCAAGCTTACTGATCTTTGACAAGCTGACACCCGGTATTTTGTTGATCACACCGATTACGGCATTGATTGCACTGATGAAGCCATTTATGATTCCGATTGCCTTGGATAAGACAAAATTAACGGCTGTTTTTACTGCTCCGGAAATCGCATTGCCGATTGCCATACCTGCACTTTTGAAGATGCCTGTTACAGAGTTCCATACGCCTGAAAAGAAACCGCCTAATCGATTGAAGATACTTGTTATGCCATTCCACGCCTGTTGGAATATGCCTGTGAAGAAACTTCCAACCGTGCTGAATACATTCCGTATGCTTGACCATGCATTTGTCGCGACGGACACGATCCCATTCCATATGCCTGTAAAGAAGCTTCCAATCGCCTGAAAAGCAGATGTGAAGAATTCCTTAAACGCCGTGACAAGCTGTGACACCTTCTCACAGAAAGATTCCCATACAAACTGTGCCACCTCTACGATTGCATCCCAGTTTTTGATTACTACGATAATTGCAGTGATCACGGCAATTACCGCAGCGGCAATCAGAAGGAACGGACCGATTGCAGTGACAACCCCGGTAATGGCCGGAATCATGGTTCCTGTAATAAACGTAGATGCGGTACCCATCCATGTTGTGATAGAACCGACTAAAGACACTATCTGACCGCCGAATGTGATAATCTTACCCACAGAGGATATGAGTGTACCAATTATCACAATCAGCGGTCCTATCGCCGCCGCAATTGCTGCAATCATCACAATCTGCTGTTGTGTCTCCGGATCTAAGTCACGGAACTTTTGTACTAACTCCTGTATTTTCCCGGCTATCTGCTGAACAATTGGCATCAGGATCTGACCGATTGATATTGCGCAGTTTTGGATCGCTGTCTTTGTCTTTTCAAACTGGATGGACGGATCCGAAGCTTCCAGCGTATCAAATGCCTTTTGCGCTGTTCCTGCGGAGCTTTCAAGTTCTTTAACTGCACTTGTAAAATCTGTTGTATGCTGGGTTATTGTTGCCGCTGCCTTCGCGGCTTCCTGTGAACCAAACATATCTGCAAGACTCATTCCGCTACTGTCCGCTTCATTCTGTATAATCTGTAACACATCTGACAGATTATATCCCTCATTCATCAGCTCACTAAACGACTTGCCCGTCTTTTCTTTCAAGATGTTTGATGTCGTGCTTCCGGATTTTCCAAGTTCATTCAGCATACCATTGATGTAAGTTGTAGCTTCCGCTGTACCTATACCATTTTTCGTAGTTGTAACATATGCCGCACTTAACTGGTCCAAATTGACACCATACATCGCCGCTGTCGGTATAACTTTACCCATGGACGCACCCAGCTCATCTACGGTCGTTTTACCAAGATTCTGTGTTGTGATCAACTTATCAGATACACTGCCGACAGTCCATATGCATTCATCGCTGTTGTCAATGTGTCTGTTGCTGTTGACATGCTGGTGAATCCTGATCGAGCAAGTACATTTGCTTTTCCCACAAACCCAACGGCATCCTCGGTTGACTGACCTGCTGATATTGCATTATAAGACGCCTCCGCAAGAGCTGCAGCGCTTATACCTGTGTCATCTGACAGTTTCATAATACTGTCGTCCAGATCAGAAAGCGGTGTCTGTGTTGTATCTGCGATTGTAGACAGCTTCGCCAATGCGGAAGAGTAGTCCTTCGCTTCTTTGACCGCCGCGGTACCTCCTGCCACAACCGGCATCGTAATTGTTGCTGTCATCTTTCCGCCAAGTGCCGATACCTTATCTCCTACACCTGTAACCTTTTCTCCAAGCTCAGATATGTTGTTGCCAACTTCCTTGATATGTGCTCCTGCTGCCTGCATCTGACTTCCCAGCACAGACGATGCCTGTCTTGCCTGCTTTTCCAGATTCGACAGCTCATTCGTCGTTGTAACAATTTCTGCCTGCAACGCATCGTATTCACCCTGTGTGATGTTTCCAAGTTCAAGTTCCTTTTTTGCGGATTCGGCAGCCTGCTTCTCCATATCGAGTTTTTCTTTTGTTTCTTTGATTACTCCGTTCAAAGCATTCTGTTTTGCTTTGAGAAGATCTACATTTTTCGGATCAAGCTTGAGTGCTTTTTCCACCGAATTCAACTGGCTTTTCGTTGTTTTGATTTCTGAATTGGCAGCTTTCAGTGCTTTCGTAAGCCCTGTTGTTTTTCCATCGATTTCAATTGTAATTCCCTTGATCTGTCCCACGTAGCCACCCCCTTACATAGCTGCAAATTTATCAAAATCATCCTGCGTTGCCTTGAGTGGGTAGTTATACGTGTCATTGCTGCTCTCGATCATCATGTCGAGCACATCTCCATGTGTTAACTCCTCAAGGTCGTGCATCGATATATGTAGTGAAAAAGCCCGCAGCATGAAGATGTTTGTATTCATCTCCCTTACTGTTGACTTTGGTTTTTTTTTAGTTCACTTGTGGTCGTAATATTGCGATTCCATACGTTCAAGATTGATGTAATTGCCGCAGGATCCTGGAAGTCTGCTTCCTCAAATTCTTCCATCCATGCAATGTACCCTTCTTCTGAAGCTTCCTTAATCTCTTTCCGGTTCTGCATGTTCATCACATACGCAAGCTTCGATGTATATTCGATTGCATCAAGCTTGTCTACGTCTTCTACGTTCTCCAGCTTCGCAAGATCCTTTAACAGCTCGCGCTTAAAAATCTGCTTGTATCGAATCGCAGTTGCTGCGTTGCTTTCAACTGCTACCTCTCTCTGTCCAATCCTGATCACTGATCTCATAGTATCCTCCGTTTCTGTTGCACCGGTGCAACTTTATATTTTTGCAAGAAAAATGGGACGGTATCTTCTACCATCCCATTTCAATGATTGATATTAACCTGCTACCTCTGTTTGTTCTGCTGATGTTGGCACCCACACCTTTGTAAACCAGTTCTTATACGTTTCATCCTTTGTATTGGATCCGGTTGTTGCCTTAACCAGATTCTTTTCCTTACCATTGATGTTATCGACATCCGGACGTGGCGTAGCCGTTATTGTCACAGATTCCGTCACCGGCTCTGTGCTGTCCTCTTTTGTCTGGGACGCAACAGAGTGTCGTGTCAGTGAGCAACGATACAACACATGTCTGCGTGCCTTTTTGTCGCCATTGAACTCAAACAGAAGCGCGATGTACTTCTGTACGTCTGTCGAAGATTCGACGAGCACACCATCAACTTCTTCCTGTCCCATTACTTCAGTTTCTACGTCCTCCGGTACAACTGCAGATTCGAAATCTCCCTCATAGCCGGAATTGCTTGTCAATACGGCATACGCGGTATCATCCGCATAAAACGTATTGGACTCTCCGGACGGATCAAGCGACAAGCTTACTGCTCCCGGCCATTTCTTTGGCGTACTGTATGTACTCTTGATTGTTCCATCCTCCTGCTCCGTCTCTGTGATAATCGCATAATGTGTATTTTTCAATCCAAACTTAATCTTATTTTTTTCTTTACCCATCTTTATATTACCTCGCTTCCTATATGGTCTTAGCTTCGTATATGGTCATAAATACTTTCTGCTCGTTCTCGAACTCGTCTGTCATGCTCCACGGGATCTCTGCTTCGTCCAAGGCACTTTCAATCAACGTCTCCAGCTTCTCATCCTTCTTCGTGCTGTACAGCACAGCACGCATGGAGCTAATCTTCTGATACACCTTGTCATCTGCAAAGAAATTGCTGTCCGCATGGCATGTGTACGTGATAAAAGGTACTTTCGTGCCTTCCGGTGCATGGTCATAGTGTACAGTCACACCCGGTACCGACAAGACTTTCTTTACATCTGCAATCGTCATCCTTTTTCCACCTGCCTTTTGAATTCTTCCGGAAACTCATCCTGCGCCCAGGCTTCCACCGGTGCAATATGCACGTGCGCATCGGCGTGTCCTCGCACCTCTCCATTGATGATGATGTCATGTCCGTTCTCAAGAAGATGTGTCAGCTGGTACTGCTCGTTATACACAGTCATTCCTTCTGATATTTTCTTGTATTTCCATCCATTTTTGTACTTTTTTCCTCTTTTTGCACGCTTGTTTTTGGGCGAGGTCTTTTTCAGCTTCTTTACAGCTTCCTCGGCTGTTTTCTCCGCTGCCGTATCAACCGCAGTGTGCACATGATGCTCAAACGCCGAAAAAATCGATTGTAATTCCATATCAAGCTGTCCAATTTTAATCGTCTTGTTCGACATACGTCACCCCTGCTTTCTCTTCAGCATAAAGCTCGATCGTATCGGAATCTGTACGCTCATAGGTGCGATAGATCCCATATACCTTGTCTTTGTACTTCACAAGCTTTTCGCCGTTGTAATTTACCTTATCTGTGTCAAAGCGATACTTCGGATTCATACCGACCTGCCCGGCTTTGAAGAACTCCTGGCGATCAACGGACTGCACCCTGCATATTACCGACCGCTCTGTTTTCTCTGTGATAACCTGATTGCCGATATCGTCTGACCCAGTCTTAACCGCGATCAATATGATTTCGTCATCCATCCTCTTCCTCCTTCGCTTTCTGCGCAAACAGGCGGTTATTCAGCGCATACCGGAGCATCCGCGGCATACCCTCGCCAGTTGCCCGCTTCCGCCATTTCCACGCGGCATAGCTTATGATCAGCTCCTCATCATCTACAGGCGGCTCCGGCGGGAAGGTGATACCCTCCCGCTCTATCTCCGTCTGTGCTGCCTGCAGATACCGTGTCAGCCGCTGATCGTACACCTCAGCCGATATGCCGAGGTCAATCTTCAACATCGTCAATCTATCTGCATCTGTCATACGCTACCTCTTATTCCTTTGTTCCTGCTGCCGCCTTATTTGCTGTATCTTCTGCAAATGTCATATCTGCTGTCGGTGTTGTTCCAAGGATTCCGATGGCAACGAAGCCCTCTGCAATCACCGGAAGACCGTCATATCATGCCAGTCCCTTATATACTGTCTGATCTTCCAGGAACTTCACATGCTCGGACTGTGTGATTTGTGCGCCCTCACGCTCGGCAAGGAGATATAAGTCACCATACCCGCCGACAATTACATTGTCCGGGATGAAATCAAGTGTTTCGATCGCACCACCGACAATCGGCATAGTGTCGCCCATTCCGGTTGCGATTGCGCCGGCTGCGTTAAAGCTGAGCGCCTCTGCTACAAGCTTGGTCTTGGTTGTCTCGTTCATAGCCCAGAAGCGATTGCCTGTCGAATACTTGCCCTTTGCATTACCAGATGCAATCACGATCTCCTTGAACAGGTCAACGCCCTTCTTTGCGGCTGCAATTGATACAATGTTTGAGGAAGAAAGATTCTTCCACTCGCGCGCTGTATCCGGGTAAGTCTCCGGTTTTGCCGCCTGCGCCAGACGTGTGACGACACCTGTCGGCATCTTCTTTGATGTACCATAAAGGATTGCCTTATCAAGTGCCAATCCGATAGACTGTCCAAGCGATGTAATGATGGTTGATGCAAGATCAATGTCAGAATCCTTCAGTACTGCATTGTTGATTACCATATATCCTGCAACCTTGTATCCATCTACCTCTGCATCGTTGAACACCAACGACAGCTCGTTGATTGCCGCGTTCATCTCTGTCCAGACTGCTTCCGGAATCGTGCCCTGAATCGTCTGTCTTGCCTTACCCGGCACAGACTGCACACGTACATGCTTATAAAGCTTTGAGTTCTCCTCAATGTTCTCACGAAGAAGATCAAGCATCACACTTGGAATTGTAAGCTCTGCGCCTGTGATTGCACGGCTCTGTGCTCCAAGTGTACGCACGTGCTCCAGAAATGCATGTACATCGTCACGTGCAAAAAACGCATCGCGCTCCTGCATTGTCATACCAAAAAACTTCTTTCTTGTTGTCTTCACTGTTTCCTCTCCTCTCTTTCTTGTCTCTGGTGCCGGTCCTGCCTGTCTCTGCTTGCTTTCCAGTTCTGCAAGCTCGGACTCTGTATCCGATACTTCCTTTTCCAGAGTTCTTACTGACTCGTCATTTTCTTCCTTGTCCTTCTCGTACTGCTCTACTTCCTGTGACACTGCCTCCTTCTCTTCGTCTGTCTGTGCTTCCTCAATGGCTGCTTCCAGCTCCTTCTCACGTGTTGCAAGCTCCTTTGCCTTCTCACGTGCCTCTGTGAGCTTCTTTGTGACTTCGCTCAGCTTCTTTCTGAGCATGATAACCTTTAACATGATCCATTTCCTCCTTTTAATTTTTGCTTCATGTCAAGTTTCCACACCTCACTTTGTCGCGCCCGGATGGTGTCGATATCCTTTTGACGTGCATTGACACTTGTCTCTTCGTAAGCAGGGAATGTACATACTGACACTTCATACAGCTTGACTTTCTTGATTTTCCAGTGAACAGAACCATCCTCACGGACGTCTGTCTCTTCATCCAGAATATCAAAGCCAAAGCTGCACTGATCCACGTCATGCCGTTTCACTCTGGCGTACAGATTCATTGCATCCGAATCATCCGGATTAATGTCTATATGTCCCCAGAGTCCACGCTCATCCTGTCGTAGTGTCAGTGTTGCTGCTTTCGTTCGTCCAAGCACCATGCTCGTGTCATGATTGATTAACGCGCGGATATCATCTGAAATTGTCTCAGTAAATGCTCCACTTTCGACACTTTCGCTGTAACCCGGTGCAATAATATAGGTGCTATTAAAAACGGCGAAGTACCCTTCAATCGAAAGTGCCTCGCCGTCTTCTCTCGTATTAAATTCCGATGCGACAGATCGTATCTGTCGAATATGTCTATCCATTGTCTTCTCCCTTCTGTACCAGTTTCTTCTGTGCCGCTGCCATATCCCACGGAATATAGTTTTCAAGCACTCTAAGCTCATCCAAGCCTTCCTTTGGTGACATGCCTATCTTGTCTCTGACTTCATTTCCGGTTATAAAGCCTCGGTCTGATAAGGAGCCAAACACACTTGCTATCGTCGTCAGATCCCAGTCCATCACGGACAGGACATTGAACTTGATATACATATTCGGACTGTATATCAGTTTCCGCGTCATCTCCTGCTGTAGGCCTGTGACTATCGTCTTTATTTTCGTCTTGACAAAATAATTCCACTCATCCTGCTTGTACTCTCCAACGCCAAGCACAAACGCAGGCACTCCTAATATCGCGGCTACACTTTGCTTGTCCAGCTTTACATTGTCGGATATCGCAAGATCTGACAGAGACAACGGTTTGATCTGTTCTATCTCAAACTGTTCCGCAGGTATCAGCCACGGTGCACCAGCTTCGCCAGAATTCATGTACTCATTGATCAGCTTCTGTCTGCCCTTTGGCGACGAGAATTCTTCCGTCATTCCATCCACTTTAACGATCAGGCTTGGCTTGTACTTACTCTTCATGAATGCATTTGTTGTAACCTGTGCCTGTCGCAGGTTATCCGCGACATCTTTCAACTGTGCTGTAACGCCCTGCCCTTTGTACATGTATACCTTATCCGGATTATATACAAAGTGCATCACCTCATCCGGAGCATAAGGGATTCCATCAATCATCACACGATATCTGGTGTAATCGCCCTGAAATACTACTCTGTTTGCAGCCACCGGCTCCATATCAGACAGATATCCATCTTCCGTGTATACTTTCACAACCGAATTGCCTTTGCCATACAGGAGCAGATTCATCACAATCGCTTCTATAAACGTCTGCCGCGTCATGCTACTGCATGGGTTTATATCAATCTTTCGCGACAGCTCATTGATCACACGCTCGTCACCGCGTTCGGTGTTCTCCATGACGTAAATCGTCATTGCTCCAACCACTTCTGCAATCTTACGGCAGGCTGCTACAATCTCCGGGTTCTGGTCCAGAGATGTATAACCATCACCGCACAGGATATCATATGCTTCCGTGCTTCCGATCAGCACCGCCGATCGGGTTCGTCCTGCTTTTCTTAGTGCCCGCTGTAGCACGTTATTCTTTTTACTCATCTTCATTCTCACCTCCCCACCAGCTTTTTGATTTCTCGTTCTTTTCGAGCGAATTCAAGTATCTGACGCACGCAAACACACTCGAATCGAACAAGTCGATACGTGCCGTCGGTTCCATCTTCTCAAATTGGATCATGTCGTCTGTCTTCTCAATTGCATGTACATTCTGCACGCAGTACTCGTAAGCATCTGAATGCAGGTAATACAACGTTCCATCTTTGGCAGATTTCTCAATATACCGGAACCCCTCTGACTTCACGTAGAAATACTGTGGCTGGTCGACTATACGGAACCCTGCCTTTTTCATCTGGATAAAGTACTTACGTGCAAACTTCTTATCGTGACCAACCTGCTTGATCTTAAAGCCTTTGCTCCGCATCTCCTTGAACCAAGTCACAATATCTCCAACGTTAACCGTCGGCGTGTTGCACATGGTCAGCCATCCATCGTCCCGCCATCCAAACAGCGGTATGTTGTCTTCATCTGCTTTCCTTGCTGCTTTCACAACCGGGAAGAATGCATGTGTGATAATGATATCCACACCTTTATAGTGTCCGAACAGCGCCGCCGCAGTAAGATCGTGCAGCTTCGACAGGTCGGCACCGCCGTACCAGTCGATTTTGAGCTTTGCCAGCTCCTCTATGCTCCAGTTGTACTGCTTATCTGAATTTTGGAACTCTTTGATGTCGAAATATGCCTTCATCGCCGTGGTATATACATTCAACTGGCGACTTAGAAAATCCTTCCGCTGTTGCGGATCGTTCTGCGCCTGTATGGAATCGTTCATGATAGCTTCCGGCCGGATTGTCACACCATATCCCGGATTTGCCTTTTCATGCTGGATTGGATTTGTAAAATCTACATTGCCCTTCTCATCCTGATCGGCTCGTGACACGAAGCAAAACAATGTATCATCCTTCACAACGCCATCCAGAATCTTGTTTGCATATTCCAACCGACGATAACAAAAGCTATTCATGTTATCGCCCGCAGTTGTGATACCGATCATCAGCTTGTTCGTGTATGCTGCCATTGCCTCCTTGAATCGGTTGTACTGCGATGCACGCTTGAACGCATGCACCTCATCCGCGATGGCTATGTTACAGTTGAATGAATCCTGCGTATCCGGATTGCTGGCAAGTGCTTCGATATACAGGGAACCTTCCGGCTCTTCGTCCTCGTTGTAAAACGTGTACTCGATGGAATGCTGTGCATTGTTATTCAGCACCTTAAACTCGTTTATCATGCCACGGTACCGCAATGTATGCAGGATGTCGTCAAAGCTCTGCTTCGCCTGCTTCAAGGCGGCGGCCACAATATAGATTGTCGCTCCTGATCTTCTTTCCAGAAGGCCAAGTGCAAACGCAAGCGCCGCCACAAACAGCGTCTTGCCCTGCTTTCTCGGAATAAAAATAAAGGCCTCTTTGTATCGTCTGATCTGAGTACCTTTATAGTAAAATCCTATTAAGTTATATACGATGAATATCTGCCACGGCTGCAATATCAACGGAGTATTCCGCAGAGAGTGCCCTTGCAGGTCCTCTCCCTTCACGTGAACCATTACCCGCTCAATGATATTGATCACGAAATCCGGCTCTTTCGTGTGCAGCTCCAGATCATCACGTTCCAGATCGTCCAGGAATCGCTTGCACTCTCGTACATTATTCCCCGCAATGATCTTTCCCGCAACTACATCCCTGGCATAGTCGATCGCTACCTGCCTATACTTCTTAGCTGCCAATATCCCGCAGAATATCTCCTAATGCCGATGTCTTCTTGGTTTTGATTGCAGATTCATCAATCTTTTTCAGCCCTGCCGGTGTGAGCCCAAGATCACGCCAATACGCAAGCGCGGAGGTATTCATGTCGCCCCAGCTCACCAGCAGCGGATTTTTGGTCATGTTGGTACTTCCGTTTTTGTTCGTATGCTCCACTACAGGTTTGGCACCGGTTTCGACGTATTCCTGATAGATTTTGTCACGCTCTGCAAGTATATTTGCGAGCGTATCGATCATCGGAAGGAAAGCATCTCGATACGTGCCAACCGCCTTGGTTGCTGATATTATTCGATTTTTCCATGCTGTCTTTTTCACCCGGTTTCCCCCTTTCTCAAAAAATCCTGCGTATTTGGAAAAGGCTCCACCCACCGTTCTATCCTCACCCGCTCCAAAATCGCTAGAGAGGGGGGAGTCTGCTGCCGTATCTCTTCTTCATACGCATTTGTAACTGTTTTCCTGTCGCTGTAAGCTCGTGTGAATCCCGATCATGCATGCGGTTGTGGCACTTCTGGCATAGCGTAATCAGGTTGCAGTCGTTGTATCTCTCATCCGGATACTGTTCGACTGGGTATATATGATGCACATGGTCTCCCGATCTTCGTTTGCCATATCGCTTACACTCTTGACACTGGTAAGCATCTCGCCGCAGGATCACTGCACGTTTCTTCTTCCATCGTTTGTCGTTATACATCATTTGATTCATCCTCTGACTTCTTCTGAAGGATGTCGATTGCTTTCGTGATTACTGCTGGAAGCTTCACACCCATAAGCCCGGTGTTCTCAACGATCGAGATTGTTTCGTTCGCAATAAAAGCAATCACAACTGCATCACGAATATAGTTAGTACCGATCACCAAATCCAATCCATACGCTACGAGCACGAGCACAAGTGTCATGCATTTCCGGCATAAGCCTTTCCATCCCGTCTTACTCTCTAAGCCACCTGATGCGGTTTTGGTACTGTTCTTGAATACGCCCGCAACAATTAAGCCAGATACATAATCAATCGCCATGAATATAATCAAAGTCTTGATACTTGCATCCCATCCTCCGAATACGGATGCTATAGCGGAACCAATCATACCTACAACTGTGTATATCGTCTGTTTCATCGTCTCTCCTTTCTACGCAAAACAGCAGCTATATGTTTCCATACAACTGCTGCCTTCGTGTCTCTCAAATATCTTATGCTATCATAATATCATTTAAAATGTCCCCTGAGTACTCCACTTTCATTTTCTTTTTTTATTTTTCAAAAATACTCTCGTATTCTCATATAAAGCTTAAAAAACAGATATGAACATGTATCTCTTAATGTAAGCCTATAAAGTATTTGTTCCTCCGTAGTCAGACTTTCAACAAATTCCCTTTCGTTATAGTAGTCAATGTATTCCTCGATAATCTCATGTTCCGTTTTCATATTTTCTCACTTCACTTTCTTAGATAACAGATAATAGAACTTCCTCCGGCTGCGATAATATAATGCACGCGACGCTGGCATCCCTCGCGCCTCAAGCACCGGATATGTACATTCAGTATCTGTCACTCCTGCCAGAATGTATTGTGCAAGTTCCCTGTTTGCTTCCACTGCCGTATTTTCAATCAGCTTGCATCGCTTGCTTAGTTCCGCTGCCTTGATGGCTGCACTTGCAGTCGGGTTTGATAATCCATTTCCTGTTGCTCCGTTTTCATGCGATCGTAGTCCGCGCAGTTCTCTAATCTCTTTTATCCAGTCCGGGTACTGCATACAGTAGTGGTACAATTCCAAGAATCTATGCTTCCCGATGTTGTAGCTTGCAACCGAGTTTCTTTGTCTCACCTTGCTCACGCTCCTTTATACCTTCTTCGTGTACTCCAGACATATCCAGCCTGCACCGCTTTTCAGCTTTCCCCATTTCTGTCCGGATACCATCTTTTCCGCCACAATCGTATATACACCGTTGTCCCGGATTACTCCGGTTACTGCATTTGCTGTCCCTGCATCCTTGCGGATATTCAGTGCCGATGCTGTGACCTTGACTCTATATGTATCTGCCTGTGTCTGCTCCGGTTGGACTGCTGCCTGCTCCGGCGTCTTTTCTTCGTCTGCATTCTGTTCTGTATTCATACCAAGCGTTGCAAGGATTCCTTTCGCATATGCTACACCAAACGCCCGGCACTTCTCTTCTGTATCCGCTTTTGCCGCATCAGCTTTATTGTCTACAAATACACCCTCGCAGATAATCGCCGGGCATTTCGTCTGTCGAATGAATCCTAAATAATCGCTTCCGTATGCGTTCTTTTTTGTCTTTAAGCCTCGACTTTTCTGCCCGATCTTCAAAACTTCTTTCTCGATATTTTGTGCAAGCACCTTTCCTTTGCAGCCGTTCACACTGTGCCATACTTCGAAGCCTTCTCCGCCGCCTGCATTGTTATGTATATCAAGTGCCAGATCTGCGCCCCAATGATTGCACATTGTTGTCTTTTCGTTGATTGAGCTATCAATATCTCCAGTTCTGCTAATCAATACATCTACGTTATGCTCTTTCAGATAATCGCGGCATCCCTTTGCCATCTGCAAATCAATATCTTTTTCTACAAGATACTTCACTGCTCCGGGATCGCTCCCGCCATGTCCTACTCCAATATATACCTTTGCCATCTCTATATCCTCCGATCATATACTCTTGCATTTATATGCTGCTGTTCTTCTTTGTTCCACGCATCCAACAGGCGTCGCGCCGTCCGATACGCTATAATATAGCTTTCGCTCCTGCTGCCTCCACTGTCTTTGTAATATTCATTGAGAAACTCTAACAGTGCCTGTTCCCGTATCTTCTGTGTTTCTGTCTTTTGCTCAGCTTTCCAATCCAGCTTTGTACCGCAGTTATCGCAATAGTGCACACTGCTCCAACACATTTGATCTAGTATTTCTCCTTGATTGCCAAGATACCACTTTCTTTCATGACAACACGGACATACTGCAAGCACTCTTGGATTGCCG